ACCACTCAAAAGTCTATCAATAATCCCTTCAGTAGCTCCGGAAACTAATGCAGAACCTATACCTGGTCCTTCCTCATTTCCACCACCCCCACCTTTACCGCCACCTTTAGAACCAAGATTATTAATTGCATCTAATAATTTACTATCTCTTAATGCCTGTTCTCTAGCATTTTCTTCATCATATTGAGATTTTGTTTTAGCAGAATCTACTTGATATCTCAATAATCTAGTTTGTTCAAGAATGTTCGCATTCATCAATTGCAATTCACGAACAACAGCACTATTGAAGTTTGAACTATCAGATGGCCCACTAGATGAAGCTGATCCTCCGCCACCACCTTTTCCACCACCACTACTTCCAGCGCGAGCGTTTGCACTATTTCTCAAACTTTGAGCAAATGAATATGCCCCAGTTATACCAGGCATTTCAGATGTTGCAGACCCTCTTATCGCTGCTCCTATTCCAGTAGCTGAACCTCTTGCAGCGTTTCTAGCAGCTTCAGCTAAAGCTGCTGCGTAATTTCCTATTGATGCCATTAGCCTCTATCCAAAACAGAATCAGGATTCGAATTAATCGTAGGCTTTTTAACTACTGGTCTTGACGGTTTAACATCATTGACTGGAGTTACTGTGTCTGTGATTTTTTCTGAACTAAAAGTAGTTTGCTGTTGAATTGGCGATGGGGAACCAATAGTTGTTGGAAATGTACTAGCACCAGCAATCTTTTCTTGTCCACGACTCCAAGCAGCAACTCCAAGAACTGCACCCATTGCTAGATGATACAATCCTGCGCCTTGAAGAGTGATTGGATTCCATTGACTTGAAACATTACCATGTTGAACTGCTTGAAGCACCGACCATAAAATTGGAAAAATAACAAAATCAGCAATACAAGTTACCATGTATGACCATCCCATCATTGGGCGCCATTTGCTATTCATCCAGTCTTCTTTTTTATGGTGATGGTGCTTAGTTGTCATCGATTCCTCGCCTGTTGATTTTGTGCTTCTATCTTGTTATTTTGTTCTTCAATGTGCTGAGCCAATAACATTAAATATAAATCACGTTCAAAAGGAATCATTTCTTCCAGCACTTCTAAACTGTATTTATGATGCTGGATAAGAGCAAAATTAGTTTTATAATAATTTGCTAAATTATCATTACCCATCACAATACGAAAAAATTTGACATTCCTTCTAGTGTGACTTTATCGTGTGAACCGCAACCACCACAAGTCCATTCAATTTCTTTTTTGACTTTAGGCATTGAAGTGAAGAAGTTATTGATTTTCATGAACTGTTCTTGTGAAAGATTGTCAATGAACTCAATCAATTCTGTGCGTGTAATGTCTTCAGTTTTGTAAATCTCTTCTTTATCATAAATGTATTCAATACAATTTACAATAGACTCCATTGCGGCGTCCATTTGATTCTTTGATTTTTTGCTTAGATGTTTTAGACTTGCAGCATCAAGTGTTGGATATTTCATTTTGATCCCAACTTGATTCTCTTCGTCAATGACAATATTGTCTGTGTGACCAATTTCTTGATCCACTTCAATCTCGGTTAAATTGATATTTACAAGTGTAGTGTGATCGCATTCAGCGCCCTCATCATTGTATCCAGTACGATGACGCATACGCAATTCTACACTTTCACCAATAGACTTTGCTCGTAGATTGATGAAGAAATATTCCAAATCAAATGTTGGCATCTTTTCCACATCAACTTTATCGATTGCACAATTGTTGATGATTTGTTTGATTGCAACTAGGTTTGCATTTTGATCGTTTGATTCCATAGCCATCAAAAGAATCTTTTGTTCTTTTACTAGAAAAGGTCTATACTTGACGGTTTGTTTTGTTGACGGCAAAGTCAATTCAAAGATAGGCGAATTAATTTTCGGTAAAGGCATAATAATCTCCAAAAAAAGAAATAATTTAAAGCACTAAAGGTAGTGTGTAATAGCGATAGTTGAGTGTAACAGAGAATCGTTGATAAGAGTTAGTTTCATCCCAAGAAGCATTCATAGGAGAAATTGCAATTGGATAAATGTCGTGCATTACAAAATTCATAATTACGTTTGCAGTTGCATTTAATTGTTTAACTGAAAGCGTTACTCCTTTTGCATAGTCTTCATAATATTGAACTAAACCTGAATTTTTATTGTAAGATGTGAAAGAATCTGTTGGTATAGCAACGTCTTTTGTTGTTGTTATTATATCATATCCAGCTGGATTGACAATATTGTCAATCCAATTATCAAAAAATAATCTTTCTACTTTATCTTCCGAACATATAATAGACAATTGAATATCATTATAAGTTACATCATATGGAAGTTTTAGCGTTGTTCCTCCACCACCAACATCATCATTTGTTGCAAGTGTTTTTCCTGGAAATTCAGCTTTCTCACATCTAAATTTAAACGTGTTGTGGATATTAAATGGAAGAAATGATGGTTGTATACCGCCCAGTTCAGCAATAAAATAGTTTGGGCGAACCATAGCTTTGATTGAATTTTTAAAGTTTGATACGTTAAAAAAATTGTTTACAGTAGTTGCCATTTATGCTCTCGATATTTTTCTAATAGAATCTTCATGCACTCTTCTTGTGTCAGCTTTTCTAAATGATTCTGTTGGAAGAAACAATGCAATATCCCATTCGTTTACGTTTATCTCTAAAAACTGTGATCTGACATGAGTTCTCAAATACTTTTTAAGTGTAGGCTTATAATATCTATACTTCGAAGCTGATTGTAAAATTGAATACGAAATCTTAACTCTTGTCGTAGCATCATAATTTTTATTTGTTAAAGTAGAATACAAAGCATCCATCAATTTAGCCCTAAGCATTAGAGGCAAATAGTGAAAGTTAATACCCAAGAATCCATCTGACTCAAACTTCACAGGAAAGATTAATGGAAATGTGTCATAGTACGGCAATTCTTTTTTCATCTTTGGATCATAAGCAAAAGCGTACATATAACCAATTTCCATTGTTCCAACTTTTCTTGTTGGATTTGTCAATCTCTCCATTTGCGAAGCTGGAATATTTGATGCTAAATTTTTAACAGAGTTTCTATACCAAGTTCTCGCAGCCTTGCTTTTTGCAGGCACGATTCCTTTTAACAAACCTTGTTGTATAATTTTGTCGAATATATCCATATATTCTATTTATCTCAAATCTTTATCGGTAATTATTCTAAATTCCCAATTTCTATCTTTAGCATATTCGGTTGCAGCTTCCCATTTTGCTTGATTCACACCCCAAGTCTTTACTTCATTTAGAAATCTTCTAGTAGGTCTACCAGTAGGAGTGTCTTTTCTTTTTGGTGGTTGTGTTTGAATCGCTGGTTTTATTTCAATAAGAACAGATTTTAGATTCCCTTCTCTATCTCTATATCTCATCCAAAAATCAACAAAGTATCTATGATATCTATTGTCAACTGGAGAAACATAAGGAACGACAACTTCTTCTGAAGACCATTCAAGTATTGACGCATTCGTATCGCAATATACCATAAACCTACGCTCTAAAAGGCTTCGATAAATAATCTTAGTCGGATCACCCTTATACTTTTGATAGTTTTGTGGTTTAAATTTACCTTTGTATGACATAAATAGAATATAATTTAGATAGGAAAAAAATGGCTACACAACTAGATACGGTAACTGTTAGGGGCGGTGGATGGAGTTATCCATCAGCCAGTCAATTGAATTTTGGAACAGATTACGCTGGCTCAGATTTTGTAATTCCTGTTGTTAGATTTCAATTTGCAGATACATTGGGCGATGATCTTGCAAATGCTCCAATTATTTATATTAAAATGGGTGGCACATTTCAATCTGGATTATCCAATCAATGGAACGCAACAGCAAACATTTTTGGAAGTCCCTCTACAGGAGCTGATGATTCTGGTCTAGGAGTTATTAAAAGAATGGGTGGTGGATTCTATGAGGCATTACAAAAACAAATAATGAACTCGGTTGGCTCTGCTGCTGGTGCATTTGCTTCTGCTGGACAATCTGGAAAAGCAAACTTTGAATACTTGCAAAGAAAAGTGTTTAATCAATTTCAACAATTGATTTATTCTGGTCCTACTTTTAGACCGTTTTCATTTTCATTTTCAATGAAACCTACTAGTTTAGTAGAAGCGCAAGCAATGCGAGATATTATACAAACATTTAGATTGGCATCTTCTCCTAGGACAGGTCCTGCTATAGATTCTGGAGATCCAACACAAACACAAGATGGAAATACTTATGATGATGAATTATCAAGATCAAATGGTGGGTTGGGATTAAGTGGAAGCGATTATGAATCGGGTGCAGGAGCAACTGCTGATACAACATATTCTGGAGCTGAATTTGACGCATTGATTGCTGGAAGTGGACAAAGCAAATTATTTGATTATCCAGACATGTGTAGATTTCAATTGATGTTGTATAGTTATCAATCAGAACTAGTTACTCTATTTGAGTCTGCATTATGTGTTATAGAATCTGTTGCTGTAGACTATGGATCTGGAAATAAGATGACATTCTTCGATTCAAGTACGAACGAATATTTTCCAACAGATGTTACTTTAAACATTGGATTAAAAGAAACCACACTTCTCACTGCAAGTTCAATAGCTGTAGATAGTCGAAACACAATTTTATAAACTATGAGCATATTTCAATTCTATCCAAAAGTTGCTTATAAAGTTGACAATGTTGATTACATCAAAGCAATCGATATTACAACTTCAATAAAAATAAAAGATTTTTTCAAATCATATCGTGGAATATCTTTTACTCCTTACGCTGTAAAAGATGGCGAACGTCCAGATTATGTTTCATTCAAAGCATACGGAACTCCAATGTATGATTGGATTGTTTTACTAGTCAATGAAATTTA